TCATAAATAACTTTTAATAACTTCTTTACTTTAACCTTTTCATCCTTCTTACTCTCAGACATACCATCAACATATTCATCTAAGAAATCTGAAGTATTGCCAATTTCAACATCATCATCTTCATCCTCACTATATCTAGCACTATACTCTGATAAATCTTCAAGTATAGTTAAATCAGCTAATTCTGATTCATATAACTTATCCACAAAATTCTCATAATTATTTGTGTTATTCTTATTTTCTACAATCAGCTTAACTATCTTATTCTTATAATAACCAGTATCTATTGTACTATAATCTGTATTTTCATCATCATAATATATCTTTTCAAACAACCTAAACTTGTTACGAATAAACTCTATTTCTCTTGTTTCTGTATCAAATACATGGAAACCTCTAGGATCATCATAATCATTCCAAGTTATTTCGTATGGAGCTCCAAGATAATGTATGTTATCTTTACTTGACTTATGATGATAATGACCAGAACAAACTATCTCATAACCTTTAAATACATCTTTTGCAATACCATCCTCTGCATTATATCCTTTATACATTGCGAATCCAGCAACTTCTAAATGACCAAATGCAACATGAGATTTTGTATTTTTAATAAAGTCAATAGTCCTATCATAATTCTCTGAATTAATCCACGGAATTAAATCAATGAGTGTTCCATCAATACATATTGTTTCAACTTCTGGATATACTTCAATATTCGGATAATGACCATAAAGTAATTCAGAGCTATTAACAGAATTTGTATTTCTATAATATGTAGAATGGTTCCCTACAATAGAATGTAGTTTAATCCCATTTTCGTAGAATACATCAAAATAGAATTGTCTGACCTTATCAAGTGTATTAAAATTAACAAATTTTCTACGATCAAATGTATCGCCAAGATCAATAACAGTATGAATATTATTTTCAGACAAATATGGAAAAAATTGTTCACGATAAAACCTTTCAATGTGATTCAAAAAGTTCTGACTGTCCTGCTTCCCCCCGAAATGTTGATCTGTTATTAGAGCTACTTTCATATATCCTTTCCCATTTAAATTTACATCTTGAACATTCAAATTCTTGTAATGCGTTTCCATTTTCCAAACGACTTACTGAAAATGAACAATGTTTAAATGCATGATCTGGTTCAAATTGTTTGCACCTCTGACATTCTTCATTAGCCATAACATGGTAATCCATTAACAACTCCAAGAATTATACTACAAATTAATTGAAAATACAAGGAAAAACTTTTTATCTATAATACAACTCTAAATCAGGCTTCTTCTTCTTTTTCTTCTTTGTTGGATTTACTGCATATTTCTCATGGGTTCTTAAATAATCCACCCATTCTTTAGTCATTTTTTTATGGCTTTCACCAGATTTATTTATTTCTTCTAATATACCTTCTCGTTCAACAAGTAGATATTTAACGTGCATTAATTTTCTTTCTTTAACAATTCTCCTAACGTATGCATGATGAATAATTTGTGTAAAATATGAAAAAGGATTCTTCGATTTTTCTGGATTGAAATTATGAGCGTATAACAAACAATTCTCAATACCATCAGAAATCAAATCATCTCGGAATGTGTAATTTATAAAATTAGGACGCATTACAAGATGCTCACATATCTTTAGAAAACACTCACCCATATATTCAGTTGTAGGTGGATCATCTTCTTCTACTTCACGAGCATCATGTACTCTCTGTTTCCATTTTTTCATTTCAGTAAAAAACTGTTCATTATCTACATAATGTTTTTTCTTATCAGTCATTTTCCTGTACTCCCAAAACCACCAACTCCACGTTCACTATCACTCAACTCCTCAACTTCAACAAATTCTGCAACTGTTACAGGCGCAAAAACCATCTGAGCTATTCTATCACCCTTTTCAATGTCCCAAGAATGAAAGCAATGATTTTTTAATATAACTTTAATTTCACCACGATAACCAGCATCAATCGTGCCAGGACTATTTAATACTGATATACCTTGTTTAATGGCCATGCCTGATCTTGTTCTAATTTGACATTCATAACCACATGGAATTTCCAAATAGATTCCAGTAGGTACAAGTATTCTATTAAAAGGTCTTAACCACACCTTTTCAGATGCACGAATATCCATTCCAGCATCACCTGGTTTTGCATAACAAGGTAATGGATTATCACTTTTATTAATAATTTTTACTTTCAACCGTGTTTTCATTTCATCCTCTATGAATTAATACAATACTCCGTTACAAATTTAGGTTCGCCTCTTTTAGGAATTAATTTATAACATCCACATTCAACACAACGCCAATCTTCATAATATATATGTCCTGCAAAACCTTCAGACCTGTTTTCGTGCGTCGTTTTCTTCTCGCACCTCTTGCATTTCTTCGAGCTCTTCCAATATAGATTCATCTTCGTATTCCTCTTCAAATTGTTTTTTCTTCAAGTTATTAAATTTTTGTTTCTCAAATTTGTTTCTCACAATCTTCTTGTAAGTTTTACCCATTTTATTTTCCTTTATAAAGTTATTTCTCTAATATTATATTCAAACTTCTCATTAGTATAAGTTTTCACTCTTTCGCTCCAATGTTTAATCCCATAATTTTGATGTTTCTTCCAACTAAGATCATCAACTACATCAAACAATATAGCCTTGTTTTCTTTATCGTCTAAACGTAACACCCTTCCTATGGATTGAAGATTTCTAATCTTGCCTTTATATGGATGAGCAAATATTAATGATTGTAAATTTTTAATATTAACACCCGTTGACAATACTCCTGATGATGCCACAATAATAGAGTTTTCAACTTCCGTGATTTGCCTAATAGATTCTCTATCCTCTACTGAAGTTTCACCAGCTATAAAGAAAATATTTCTATTTGTCTTTAATTTAGACTTCAATATTTTCTCTAAAATTTTACCATGCTTCTCAACATAATTAAATAAGACCAGTACATTACCTTTTCTGGCCAATGCTAGTTCACATATAAATTCGTTTCTTTTTGGACTTGAAACGATAAAATCTATTTCTTCTTGATATGTTGCTTTCTTTAATAACTTCTTTTCTGTTTCTTCATACCCTAGAACCAAACACTCAATCTTCAAATCAGATATATGTTTATCATCCATTAACTCTTTTGAAGTAATGGCTTGATAAGTCTTTCCAAACAATCCCTCTAATACTAATTTATTAGTCTTAGAATCAGTAATCGTTCCAGTAGTTCCATAACGGTATCTGCACGTTACCATCTTTTCCAGAATACCTTTAAGACTTTGTGCATTACATAGGTGAGCTTCATCACCTATAACCATTCCAAATTTCTTGAAATAAGGGGCCCCCAAACGAAATAGGGACTGCCATGTACTTATATATATCTGTTTATCTGTATCCTTTTCTTTACCAGAATATATCTGGTGACATTGTTCTTCAACATTCCAATCTTTCAACTTTGATGAATAATCCCCAAAATCATTATACATCTGCCTAACAAGATTTGTTGTTGGTACTAATATTAATATTTTATCTTTGCCTATAAACGGTTGATGCCATCTAATTAATGAATATATAACCAGACTTTTTCCCGATGAAGTGGGAGACAACAACAATGATCTTTCACTCTTAACACAATGAATGAATGATGAAACCTGGTAATCTCTTGGAGTAATAGGCACATTCTTACAATGGAGTTTTAACGAATCGAAAAACTCTTTTATCTCCGTAACACCCATGCCCTTTAACTTACGAGCCTCTACTATGTCGGATTGTAATTTGTAAGAATGTTTTTCTGCCCATTCCTTCAAGTATGAGTATAGACCAAGATACATTTGTCCAGTTTGAATATTAAACAAACGTATTTTACCATCCCATAGTTTAGCTTTAAACTTCGGATGAAATTGAAAGTTTGGTACTTTAAAAGAAAAATACTCATTCAATTCATACGCAACGTGTCTCTCACAAGATACTTGCAAGAAAGTTTCATTCAGTTTTCCAACCGCAATCATCCAAGCTCACCATTCAAAAATTTCTTCCATTTTATAGCATTACCAACATTAAAAGAATGACC